TATTGCTTCCTCTTTTAACTCTATCAATGTCTTTTCCGTTTGTACGGGTTCTTTTTCTATTTCTTTTTCCATAGTTTTATCCTTTCATTAAACCCTACCTAAAACTTTAGCTTTCTGTGCTTCATAATCATCTTTAGTTGCATTTAACCAATCTATACCCCCACTTCCACCTTTTCTTACACTATTACCCAAATTTTTAGTATCTTCTACTCTTTTCCGTGCTTCTCTTTCCTTTTTAGCCCCCAACTGTTGCATATCTTTTGCCGCTACAATAGCTACTATTCCGTGAACGGGAACATTCTTGTATGCTTCGTGGGACATATACTTCAAAATTGCTGACTTGTATTTAGAAAATTCTGGCTTTGCTTGTAAAAAAGCATTTACTTCTATTTCATCTTCAAGAGGTTTAACTCTCTTTTCCACTACCTTACCAATAGTTTCCTCGTCCTCTGGGTTTACTTCTTCTTCCTCTTTTTTCTTTTCTATTTCCTTTCGTCTGACTTCTACTTCAATATCCTCTGAGTTTATTTCCTCCTCTTTCAAACCAAATTTCTCTAACTGTTCTTCAGATAGTTCAGATTTGTTTTCCTCAATGAAGGTTTTTTGTTCGTCTGTAAGCCCTTCTGGGTCAAGACTTTCTATATTATCAAGGGTTAGTTCCTCACCCTCTTTTTTGTCATTTATATTTTCTTCCATAGTTTTTCGGTTTTTCCGTACAAACAAAAAAAGCACCAGCCCTATTCAGGGTTTAGTGCTTCGGTTTTTCCGTTAGCAAGGTTATATTATATTAACTAAAGTATATTGTCAAGTTTCCTTTTATTCACATCCCCCAAAGTATCGTATGGGTCGTATCTAGTATGCACTACTTCTGTATCAGACAATTTATTAACCATAAAGTCAGGAGTACCCAAGCACTCCTCATACACTCTTAACTTATCTCTCTTTCGGTCAATATCCTCTTTGGTTTCATTATCTACCCCGTGTAGTATTTGGTATCTAACAACTTCTATATTGGCTCTTATAATAGCTTCAAATAACTTCCATCCGGGCTGTTCAACCAAGGTCTTGAAATTAGATACTGCACTATTCCTTTTATCTTTTGTAGAAAAATCTAGTATATCCATAATTATCTTGTTCTAGCAGGTTGGTTACTGGTTTGACTGGCATTGACCGCAAGTTTTTCTGGTGTTGGTACAGGTAATACCTTACCCGTGCCTTCTGGTTGGAATTGTGCCGCCGAAGCATCCTCTGGGAATAACTCTGGTTTAACTTTCTTTACCATAAGTGCTTTTTGGTGTGTCTTTATATGCACCGTTGTTGCAGATGTTTCATTTGCCTTTGAATGTACTTCCAAATGAACATTGTGGTCGTCCTCTGGTAATACAGGTGCTAACTTATCAACATTAAGTAGTTCGTTCTGTTCTTCTGCTACTCTTTCGTCTATCGTTGGCGGGAACAATCTTTCAATCTCACTCTTTGTTAGTCCGTTTAATCCCGCTAGTTTTTTCAAACCCCACCTTCTATTAGATGTCGGGTCTTGCAATGCCAAACTAAAGTATTGGGTCAATGCCTGTCTATCCTCTAACTGTTTTGCTCGGCTCAAAACTAAACTTTCTATGGTTATATCGGGGTCAAGTCTAGCAATTATGTTATCTTTTTTCAAAGGTCGCCATTTCGCACCAAAAGCCCCCACAATTCTTAAAACTTTCTCATCTATATCATCTGCAAAGTTATCTTTATATAACTGATACCACTGTTTCCAAAATCTTTTCTCACTCCACCCAAATATCTTAGCTGACAAAGAATACCTCGTATCTACTTTTGAGGCTATCAAGTTTAATTCTCCCAAAGTCCTTTGTTGTACGGACATTTGCCCCTGTTGCATTTCTGGTGTAGCTGTTGCTTTCTGTGCTGATACATCTAAAGAATTAAAAATGAAGTCCAATATAGGCATATTGGGTCTAACCTTAGTAAGGGGTATAATTGCGTCCCCTACGGGTCTATCTTTTGCGTCTATAGGGATAAACTTATTAAACTCAAAGTTCAAATCGTTTTTATTAGTAATTCTGTTAGAGTCATAAATATACATCGGCTCTAAATCCGCTCTCATAAGTTGCAAACCCAGATTCTGCGCCATCGCCTTTGCTCTTTGTTTATCTTCCGTTAAATCAGCGATGCTTGTGCCGTCCCAGTCGTGGGAAGTAGGATATAAAGCTCTATCTACAATAGGGAAATAATCATGCTTTAATACTTTGAACCCCACAACCTTAGTCCTTTCATTCGCCAACCATACTTTTACCTTCTTTATCTTTCCAGTTTTGTCTGTGGCGGGCAAACCATCATCTCCGACCCTACAATGGGTAAACCAAACAGTAATGTCATACTTAGCATTAGCCCCCAACTTCTCCTCTTTATCAAACTTTGCTGTATCCTGTCTGTTTTGTGCCTCGTTTCTAGCTGTTGCCGCATCCTGCAATAAAGACATAGTAGTAGACCCGAAGTCAATTTTTGTAAAATCTAGACTTTCTTTTAAGAAACTAGGGTGTTCCTTCATTTCGTCCTCGCCCATTTTGCATTCCCAACCGCCAAACCTCATCGCATTTTTTCTTTTTCTACCATTTCCATTAACAGATACAGCATCGGGGTCTCGCAAGAATGTAATCGGGTCTAAAATCTCAGGACAAGGTATGAACACATTATTATCGGGGTCTCTGTCAAACTCCTCTACAAGCATTAAACCCCTACCAAAGAAAGCAGTATCCCAAACCCAATCATAATCCAAACTATCCTTTTCCATATCGGAATAATCACTCTCGGCTAGTGCATTAAGGTTGTCTGCCGTTTCTTCGTCCCCATCCTCTTTTCCTGCAAAGTCCACGCTTAACTTATCTACATAGAGAGAAGCAACAACAGTTTGAAGTATTGTAAATAAAGTAGTGTCGCCAACTGCGTCTTTATCTCGCTTTTGGTTGTTATATAGTTTTAATCTAACCATAGCCTCGTCTTTTTTAGGCTTTTGGTGTTTCCAGGCTAACTCAAACTCCACCTTACATTGAGTAGCAAGGGACTTATATGGGTCTAATACTGTTTTTGCTTCTTCAGCTGGTTTTTGCTCTGTTACTTCCATTATTTTTTACCTTTCAGAACCTTTTTTTCAGGTGCGATAATAGCACCATCAATAGGTGGGGTGTATGGGTATAATGAAATAATAAACTCGTTTTTTTCTACTTTTTGTTTTGTAATTTCACTCATTTTTTCCTGCCTTTCTCAAACGCTTTAACTGTTTCTACCTGTTCTTTAGACATTTTAACACCGCCTAAAGTATCTAGTGTTGCCGATGCCCCCGCAAATATCAAGTCTGAACATTGTTTTATCTCTACATCACTTAAAACTGTCTCCCCCTCTCTGGGTTTCATTATCAAATAATCACTGTAAATCTCATTCTTAAAAACTAATAGGTATTCAAAAACATCCGTGTCTATCATTCGGATATACACCATAGAACCTCTATAAAGTACCGTCTTTAATACAGTTATACGCCCTTTTACTAATTCAGGAACTAATTTAGGTGCTTTCTTTTCCATTCCACAAATTATACCACAAATTGACACAAATCAATCTCGGTATCTTCCTCAATCAATTGACTATCGTTTATCTCTAAACGCACTAACAGTCCATTTGCTTTGTGTATAATGAACTTTCCAAAAACATACTTCCTTAACTTCTGTACTAGAATAGCCTCTCTCTTAGTTATTTTAACTAAAACTTCTTCTTGTGCCTTGTGTGGTGCAAATGTTGTAGTCATATTAAGTATTACAAAAAAAGACTTTGCAAACCCTTTGAGTGTTATTGCTCGCCTCTTTGTAGGGTAAAGACCAACTACCTGTCCCACCACATAAATCTAGTATTATTTTAGTCATAAGGGTCGTACCTTCTTTGTGTAACTGTAGCCCTCTGCGTAGGTATTAACTCCTTAAATCCAACAGCAAAGGTTCTAAAAGCGTCTGCTCCGTGTGAAGCCCAATCGTGTGCTGGACGGGACTTAAAGACTTGATTGTTCTCATCCCACTCTTTGTGATAGCTTCTCAATGCAGATAATCCTTTATCACATCTTGTTTTATCAAACCAACACCTGTTAAGTATATTCCTGCTCGCTTGTATTCCGTCCTCTATGGGTAACAATGCCCCAATCTCAAAATCTATTCCTAATTTCTTTGCAGTTTCGTATCTACTCTTGCCCGTGCTTAGTTCTCTAACTCGTATATCGTGTGGTGCGTGGTGTTTCCCGTATATGTATTTTCTTTCTTGCAATACCTTTATGTAAAAGTTTAATCCCTCGCCTTGACTTTCATAGTAGTCAATGAGGTGTAACTCTTGTCCCGCTACCTGCATAAACCAAATAGACATAGAATCATCAATCCCCAAATCCCAAAATGTATGTACGGGTGTGTTCGGGTCGTAAGGAACATTGTCAATTCTACCCTCTGTTTCCGCTAACATAAGTTGACTTGCATAGTACGCACCCTGTATTGGCACTTCAAAACTACACATATACTCCTGTTGATACAAAGCATCATTCCCGTCTTTCATTATTATTTCCCTTCTCTCTTGTTCCAACACCTTCGCTGGGATAGCCCCAGTGTCCTCTACAGTCAATACTTCCTGATACCAAGTATCAGGAAACATCTTTGCAGTTTCTAATAGCGTGTATCCGTGATTCTTGCCTCTAGGAGTATAAATGAAAGCCGCCCACCCCCCATTTTCTGCTAAAATCGGTCTAATAAAATCCCAAGAAGATGGGTTTTGCAACGACCATTCACTAAATACACAACCAACAGGATTTGCTCCCATAATAGAATTATA